CCGACCAGGGCCGCGCCTACTTCACGCTGCGGGACGCCAAGAAAACGCTGTCGAAGGCTCACGGGGCCAACGTCGAAGCGGCGATCCACGCGGGGCTCGAGGAGCTGGCCGCGATGCTGCTCGAGCGAGAGTTTTCCCGCGAGAACGACGACGCCGTGCTCCGCGTGGGGCAGCTGTTCATCGACGCCAACTGGGCACAGACGCAAGGCGTCGTCCGGGACTTCGCCAGGCGGAGCAAGTGGGGGCCTCGCGTGCTGCCGACACACGGCCGCTTCGTCGGGGCGACCAGTTCCACGCTTTCGGACAAGTCACCGGATCGAGGCGAGCGTGTCGGGGCCAACTGGCGCACGAGCACGATCCAGCGGCAGCGACACGTTCTGTTTGACACCAACGCTTGGAAGACGTTTGTGGCCACCCGCATGAAGCTCCCGGTGGGCGACCCGCAGGGCTTCACGATCCACACCGGCACGCACGACATGCTGGCCGAGCAGCTGGCAAGCGAAGTGCCCGTCCGGGCCGAGAGCAAAATGCGGATCGTGGACGAGTGGCGGCTCATCCCGGGCCGCGACAACCACCTGTTGGACTGCCTAGTGGGGACCGCGGTGGCTGCCAGCTATTCGGGCCTGTCGGCCGTCGGGGCCTCGACGGTGGGCGGCGAGCGGAAAGTCATCACCCGCGAGGAAATGGCAGCCGCACGGGCGAAACTGCTCGAAAAAATGGGCCGTTGAACTAGGGTTGACGGGCGTACATGACTGCACAGAATTTCACGCGTGTCGAGATCCAGCCCCTTTCCGAAAGGATTCGCCATGCGTTTTTCCTACGCTTTGCTCGTGCTCGCCCTGTTCGCCGGCCAGGCTGCCGCCGAAACCGTGATCGTGGCCCCGCCGCGGTCGACTGTCATCACGGCCCAGGACCACGCCGTGATCCTGGCCCGCCGGGGTGCATTTCATCACTCGACGTGCTGCGGAGCGGCTGAGGGAATCGGCATGTCTGCCGTGAGTGCGGACGACGCCATCCGCCGGTGCTGCTACTGGGGCAAGCGCCGCCCCCGCGACATCGGGACGGCCTACTGCCCGACGCGCCGCATGTGGATAGCGGTCGTGAGGTATTGGTGATGCGGCTGGCGCTCGCCATCGTCGCCGCGGTGGTGCTGTCCGGCTGCGAGCCGCCCAAGCCGCAGCCGGACGGCATGCCTCCGCAGTCATTCAACCGGCTTCGCACAGAGTCGCACGGAGGACACGAATACGTGATCGAGCGGTTCGATGGATACTTCATGCACTCGCCAGCCTGCCCTTGTCAGCGGCGCCGCCTTGCGGAGGATCCGCAGTGAGCGACCGCGTGCCATACTCCGACGAGGAAGCCAACGAGGCGTGGCTGTGGGTCGGCAGGCACGGACCAAGCAACTCGTGGACGGCGAGCAACGGCACGGCCGCACGAATGATTGGCCGGCTGCTCGAGGAGCGTGAGCGGCTGACGAAACAGGTGGAGGCACTCACGGCATACCTTGAAGCTGCCCGCTGCCGCGGGTGTGGAGACGCGAAATGAGCAAGCAACTCCCAGACAGCAAGATTCCGTGGTGGGACAACGAATCCGAGGGCGTCTATTCGGACGATCCGGACGACGGCTATCCCTACGACATTGGAACAAAGGTGCAGGAATGAGCGGCTGGCTTATTGCCGTCACCGGCCTGGCCTACGCCTACGTGGCCTTCGAGCAGGGACGCAAAGGCAACGTCGGCATGGCCGTCGCGTACGCCGGATACGCGTTTTCCAACGTCGGTTTGTACATGCTCGCGCGGTGACCGCGGGGCCAAACTGGACGCCCGTACAATGTCAGAAGAAGCCCGCACCCGGAGCCTCTCGCCATGTGGTCCGCCGCCGACGACGAGTTTTTTGACAGCCTCGACGACGAGACGGATGCGATGGCGGGCGTGGAGTTTCTGTGACCGCCGCGGCCGGGCAATGCGTGAACATTGGTACACTTACGGTAGAGGCGCAGAGTCGCCCCGCCGGAGGTGCCAGTGCCGACCAACACCGACCAGATGCTCGACGCGGTGGCCGCGAATCTTTCGCAGCCGAAGCGTGCCCGCACCGACGCCGGTGAGGTGGAACAGCACGAGCTTGACCGGCAGGTAGCCGCTGCCCGGTTCGTGCTCGACGCCAAGGCAGCACAGGGCAACCCGTTCGCCTGCCTGCGGATGTGTGCCATCGAGAGCCCCGGGGGCACCGGCTGATGGGACTGCTCGGCAACCTGCTCGGCCCTTCGCGCCAGGCGATGGCAGCGACGATCGACGCCCAGCGGCAGGCGCTCGTAAAGATCGTCCGCGGACGCTTCGACGCCGCCTCCGACACGCCGCTCAACAAGCGGCACTGGGCCGGGGCCGACCACTACTCGGCCGACGCGGCTCTGTCGCCGTGGGTGCGCCGCAAGATGCGAGCCCGCGCACGCCACGAGGCCCAAAACAACGGCTACCTGGCCGGCATGGTCAACACGCTGGCCACCGACGCCATCGGCACCGGCCCGCAGCTGCTCCTCGACTGCGGACCCGACGCCAACCAGGACCTCGTGGCGCGCGTCGAGGAAAACGTCTTCGAGTGGCACCAGGAAATCGACGCGGCCAAGAAGCTCCGCACCATGCGGATCGTGAAGGCCCTCGACGGCGACGCGTTCGCGGTGCAAACGAACAACCGCAAGCTCCGGCACGTGCAGCTGGACATCCGGACGGTCGAGGCGGAGCAGATTGCCGACCCGGCAACGCGGTTCGAGCTGGGGGGAAGCGTCGACGGCATCCGGTTCGACGACGACGGCAACCCGTCGGAGTATTTCCTGCTGAAGCATCACCCCGGCTCGACGCACTACGGCGTCACGCTCGACGGGCAATGGGTGCCGGCCGACAAGGTGCACCACTACTTCCACGCGACGCGCCCGGGGCAGCATCGCGGCATGGGCGAAGTCGTGCCGGCCCTCGAGCTGTTCGCCATGCTCCGCCGCTACCAGTACGCCGTCGTGACCGCCGCCGAGACGGCTGCCGACCTGGCCGTGATCCTGAAAACGACGATGCCAGCCACCGGCTCCGCGGCTGCTCTGCCGCTCGCGGAAACGCTGCCGCTCATGCGTGGCATGGCCGTCGCCGCCCCGGACGGCTGGGAGCCGGCGCAGATGAAGGCCGAGCAGCCCACGAGCACCTTCGACGCTTTCGAGCGGCGGATCCTTATGCAGATCGCACGCTGCTTGAACATGCCGTACATCGTGGCCGTGATGGATGCCACGGGTGCGAACTACTCGACCATGCGTGGCGACTACCTCGTGTACCGCAAGCACCTGGCCGCGGAGCGTGCGGAAATCGAACGCGTCATCCTTGACCCGCTGCTCGACAAGTGGATCGAGGAAGCGACCGTCGTCGACGGCATGATCCCCGACGGCCTGCCTCCGCGTGACCGCTGGACGTGGCGGTGGAGGTGGGACGGGTTCGAGCACATCGACCCGCTCAAGGAGGCGAACGCCGAGACAGTGGGCATCGCCAACAAGACGGTCACCCGCGCCGAGGCGTGTGCCCGCCGGGGGCGCGACTGGCGGCAGGTGTTCCGCCAGCTCGCGGCCGAGGAACGCTACGCCGAGGAGTTGGGCGTGAATCTCGACGGCACTGCCGCCGGGCAAATGGCATCCGACGCGTCCGCCGCTGAGGAGACAGCGAGCCAAGCACAGGAGCAAAACGCATGAGCCAGAAGATCACGATCGCCGGCGAAGCCACGCTCATCGAAGCGCCGCTCCGGGCGGACGGTGCCGGCGACGCCGGCGGCAACCCGAAGTTTTCGCTCCTGGGCTACACCGGCCGGGCCATCCGCCAGGCATGGAGCCGCAATCCGCTGGTCGTCGACCTGGCCGGGATGGACACGACCAGCCAAGCCATCGCGGTGATGCTCGGCCACTCCTACGACCTCGATCACGCCGTCGGCCAGGCGTCCGAGGTGGTCAACAGCGGCACGGACCTCACGGTCGCCACCGAGGTGATTGGCGAAGGCCCAGACGTCCAGAAGGCCGTGGCGATGGCCCGCAAGGGCTGGAAGTTCCAGGCGTCGATCGGGGCCGACGTGGGCCGGATCGAAAACATCGCCGCCGGCGAAACGGTCGAGGTGAACGGCCGGCAGTTCTCAGGCCCGATCAGCGTGGTGCGTGCGAGCACGCTCCGCGAGGTGTCAATCGTCCTTTTCGGAGCGGACGCCGCAACGTCCGCCGCGATCGCTGCGGAAGCGAGTGATGGAGGTTTCCCTATGGCGGACAACGCCAACCAGACGCCCGCTGAGCCCGTGAAGGCATCGGCGGAAGACGCGG